AGAAATTGTACTTGTTGAGCAAGTTATGAAACTCATGGACACGATCAGAACCTACATGCATGGTTACATGAGTATAACCTGCTTTATGGAGCTTAGACATCTGATGAAGAAGTGTAGGATGATCCTTACCCATAGCTTCTACTTTGGCACCCTTCACTGCACGAGAAAGATGCTTTACCTTTTGCTCTGGTGTGAGAGGATTCTTTTTTGCATCATGAGATCCCGTGGTGAGAATCTTATGATCGGCACCTTCCTTTTTAGCAGCACCCATCACGTGCTTAACCACCATCTCATGGCCAGCGTGCACAGGATTGAATCTGCCTTGGGTTATATGAATTGACTTCATAGTGATTTGTCCCTATTAAAGTTAGCAGCCGAGAACTCAGCACGATCGACGATCTTGGTAGGACGATTATGTCTTACTACTACGAATCCTTCGGGCTTTGACTTTTTGCCGTTGATGCTATGATCAAACTCGGCCTGATTTGATAATGTGTTAGCCAGAACATCTTTAGCTTTTTGCAGGTGATGATGCATTTTTAAAACCTGGTCAAAGTGTGCACGGTTGCGCTGAACATGAGAAACCTCTTGCTCCATAGCACTAATCTTAGCACCTTTGGACTTTTCGGTTTTCACTGCATCAATTTTCTTTTGGTGAGACTTGGCAAGGTGTGCCATAAACTCGTTTACATTTGGCTTAGTGCCTGTACGAACTGTATGATTAATATACGTTTTTAGTTGAATTCTATGGCTCTCAATTGCATCGTGAGTTTCTTGGCCAGTCTTAGAATGCAATGCTGCGGCTGCAGCCATATGCTTTACAAACCGAGCTTGATGTTGAGGCTTATAGTCAATGCCAGACGTATTATGTTCTGTTGAAATCAAATGAACATCTTTATGAAGACCAAACTCATCTAGGTTCGGAGCATATTCGGCTTTCATATCCTCAAGGTTCTTACCATTGTACTTAGTATGAACAGCAACGCCAATTTTTGATCGTGTTGCTGCTTTACCATGAGGTGAATTCTTATCTGCAGAATATGTAATGGTATTCGGTGTAAAATGTACTCGATTGCCGGTCATGTGCACATCATTCGGCGTGTGCATAACATCACCCTGGAACACTCCCTTCTTTGGAGTTACCTTAGGCAGGTGATGAAGAGCAGCTTTGAGCTTTTCAACCAGACCAGGAGCATGTCCATGATTACGCTGAATATCTTCTTCGTTGTAATTGATCTTAGGATTCTTGTTGAATGCAGACTTTGAAGCTACAAAAAACTTGCCATTCTCAGGATGACGACCAAACACAATGGAAGGTGAACCATCATACTTCATGGTCACCTTTGTGGCATTGGTTTTACCAGTTAGTTTATCGTGTACATCTTTTAGATTATGATATGCATGTGAGAAACCTTCTGCACCGGCATTAATCACATGATCTTCAGCGTGCTCAAGGTGCTTGAGTTTTTCTTCGCTAGCTTCTTCTGTAAGGAAATTTTTAAATGCTGTCATTTGATTGTCTTTATCGATCCATCGGGTTTAACAAAATAAGCTTCGAATTTGATGCTTGGATACTCTTTTTGAAGATCCAAAAACGCTTTAAGGTTGCTCATCGCATCATCATAAAGTCGAGTTTTTATATAGTTTTGAGTATTTAGGTATTTACGAAACACCACTTTCTTTGCTTCAGCCGGCGAATCGATTCCGAGATTACCAGAACGTTCAACATGCATTTGGTCAATTGGCAAACCATGATCACGAAAAGTTTGAAGAAACATATCTTTGTCATCAAAGTCTGCGCGGGCTGTTACAATAATTGCTTGGCTATGAGGATTCTTTTTTGCCTTCACAATTGCTTTAGCCTTTTCGATCATCCGTACGATAGGAGTCGAAGTCTTACGAAACACTTCAGCTGATTTAAATTCTCGAAAGTCGTATTCCTCGCCAGGTTGGCGCTTGTAAGTATTGAATTCCTGGTTGTCGAGCATTCGAACAACCTTACCATCCTTTACCACCGCAACGTTGGCTTTAGTATGAAAAAGAGTCTCATCGATGTCGAACATCGTAAGAGTGCCTGAGCCTAAAAATTTTCGAAATCGATTTATCTTTTTCATATTTTTATACTACACAGCTTTGAAAAAAATGTCAACTACAAAAAGCAGGCAAGGTTTAAATTTTTTTCAATTATATTAACTGATTTACCATCAACGGGTGCTATATTAAAAGGCGATTTTGATAACGCAGGAATGCTAAATTGCATTTCAAATGTAAATTGATAATTGCCACTACCTTTGTACTGAACTCTTGCTCGATATGTAGCAGATGCTGCAGAACTAAATAGAGGAACACCTTTTAATCCAAGTGGATTTGTTTTTCCTAAAAGATAAAAACCATGTGTTCCAACATTTACATAATACGTTTTCTTTTTAACATAATATTCTTCAATCTTTGAAGCTGGAATAGATCCTTTAACATCTTTAAATAGAGCTTTATCTCTCTCATACATTTCTCTATTTGACATGCTTCCATGAAAAGCTTTCCAATTAGCATCTTTTTCACGCTTAGCAGGAATGGCTGTCCATTTTTCTTTAATAGTATCAAACACACCAACTTCATATGCAAGGTCACGAATAAAAAGCTTTTCATCTTCTGTTGCTTTAATATCGCCAAACTTCCATGGATTTTGTGTATCATTGATATCATATTTCATGACAAGAGATCCTGCCGAAGCGGCGGATATTTTAAGTTCGCATCCAGCTGTTGTACGGCCACCAGGCTTCATAATTTTGAGGTCAGGTTGATCGTGACCAGCTCCCGCTGGTTGAAACATCATTGGAACTATTCCTAATTTCTTAAGAACGTCTGCAGCATTTTTTTCATATTGAAACCCCTGTTGGGCAGCCATATTAAATCTCCTTCAGTTTATTTATCAGACAAAAGAAAACCGGCCTAAGCCGGTCTTCTCTTATGCTGCTATTTTAAACCAGTCTGGCACTGGTCGGTTAGTCCATGCCATCTTGAATCGACCCTGTTTAGTCTGATAGAACTTACGGTAGGATCCTACAATGTCTCTGTAATCCATACACTCGGGGTTAGCCTTCATAGCCAGTGGTTGAAGAGTCAGGTTACCATTAGAAATATTGCGAGGCGGAGATTTGAGTGCTTCACGAAGCAACGTATCAGTGGCATGAACCTTACCATACCGATACGTGTATTCGTCACAAAGAGCTACAAAATGGACATAGTGCCAGTTGTAGTTGTTGTTGCTCTCAGCCGTCCAGACCGTACAAGGGTGGTGCATATGAACTGCTTTGTAAAAAAGATTCTCGCGCTCGTCCGGCAAAACCCAGTACTTTGACATGGTCTTGCCGGACTTAGACGGCTTACGAGTTTCAACGCCGTCGAGCATACGATGAACCGTCGAAAGCATTTGAGCACTTTCGACGATCATCTTTACAACATGTTTATCACACTGCAATTGAGCAGCTTTTACAGGATCATTATCAAGAACAAAAAGATTCACAGGTTAGCCCTACTGACAAGATCGCGATATCCACGAGGTGTAGGATGGATACGATCTGGTTGAAGATGTGAAGTGCTAATAATTTGATCACCAAAACGAACTGCTATGTTTCTTACAACAGAATTAATTTCTGGCTTACAAAACCTAGGATTGCATGGCGGCAAAACCCATACCACTCTACTTCCCATTCTAACACGAGTGCGAATATTTGTCAACTGATTTTGTGTGTCAGCAGCACGATAATCATTTGTGCCAAGACTAATTACGATCGTATCAGCTTCAAGCCTGATATTTCTCCACCTACGATTCCATTGTTGTGAAGTAATTCCAACTCTGGCATATGAAACACATTCTCTTGGAGCAAACATATCAACGCCTACTGCAATCGAATCACCTATGATTAGACATTCTAGCATTAGATCTGAAGTCCTGTAGTTTGTTGGATGTATTGCTTTGATACCTGTGAACTGGTTTCAGTTGCACCGATAATTGTAGTGTCAGAAATTACTACATTATTATCTGGTGCAGAAAGCATCCATGGCATCATAGCAAATCCTTGTGGACCCATACCGATGGATCGAGGCTTGATGAGTTCAGTAACTCCATCAAGTTGGTTTACTCGAGAAATGATCTCTTCACCAGAGATGAGTTTAATTGTGTATACCTTATTCTGTTCCATTTAAAGTGCTCCAAAATAGTTGAAGGTCTGTGGCTTTTCACGAGTCAACTTCAGGCGAGAACCATCCTTAGAACGATACTCGAAAGTACCGGTTGCACCATTAACATTAAACAGATCAGCCTGATCAAACGTGTAAACGATCTCATCGTCAGTAAGACTGCCAAACAAAGCCTGAAAATCATCATGATTTTCGTTCAGTTCAATTTCAATGGTATGGCAAGCCAGAGGGTTACGATTCCAAGTCTTAGTATATAGGAACTTATTATCGATTTCCTGACCAGTTTCGTCGAATAGCTCGACCTTGAACTTAGCTTCGTCACGATTATCGTATTCAGGCTTAGCATTCAGAAGTCGCATAACTTCCTGCGGGCTTTCACCGTAACGATTCATATCCTCGACCATTGCCTTAAGCATATCAAAGTTAAACTCGTTAAACAACGTAGCAATCTTTGTAATCTGCTCGATGTACGACTTTTCGTTGAGATTATCATTGCAATATTCAATAATAAACTCTGAAGTTAGCCCTCTGAAGTCAATCATATAGAAAATACGACCAGGACGGTTACGCATATGCTGGTCAATACGCCACTTGTCGTTGCATGTAAGGATAAACAACTTCTTCGAAGGAAACACACCATCCAGCAAAGTCAGGATGGCTTCCTGCTTTTGATGGTTGTATACCTTTTCAAACTCATCAAAAAGGATGATGCATGGCTGGTCGATGTCAGCAAGGAACTTGTTGAAATTGTCTCCAGACCAATCGTGGTTGATGACAATGGTAGGAATACCAAGCTCATAACCAAGAATGGAAAGTTCCTTTGCAAGGAGTGTCTTACCAGATCCCTTTTCACCGGTTAGCATAACACCGGTACTGGAAGGACGATCGGCAAACGTACGATGAATACGTGCAGAGTTCTTCAAGCAATCGCCATAATACTTAGTCAAAGGCTTGAACTTGTCAGTTTCCTCGAGGAAGAGGTTACCAAACTGGTCCTGCTTGATGATATAGTTACCTGCAGGAAGAAGCTCGTGAAGATCCAGAGCGGCTTCATCAGTCACACGATAGGTATTACCAGAACGAAGAAAATAAGTCACATTACTATCCTTTACCACTCAGGTCCAAAAGTTTTGTCTGTACGCTCATAAATTTGAAACCAATCCACACCATAAGCGGGGCAGATGTAGATCTTGTCGGGAAGACCGTTCTGGTCTTTCTCGCCACTTTCACCACAGATGAAGTACATGTCCGACAACCGATCCGCTAGCTGATGCCTAACAACCTCTTGGATCATTCTGAGCTTTTTGAGCTCGCCTTCATATGCTTCAATTTCAAGGTTCATCTTTTATGTCCTCCGGCTTTCCATAGTGGAAACCATTCTCGTCTTCGTACCCTTCCGGTGACAGGATCGCCATTAAAAACAGGCCTACAAAAGAAACCATGGCCGCTATCAGCCACACGACAATCCACGACATCACACGACCTTCTTATAACGATTAATAGTTCCATCAGCTTCTACAACCATCACCTCATTAAGAGAAGGATTGTGTGCCATAATACGCTGTTCATGATCTGCATGAATGCGATCATATTCACGTAGCTTACGTATAACAGCATTGGCAATGCCGAACTTATTACGACTAGTATCAATTGCGTCACTGACAGCTTCTGCACATGCAAAATATATTTCGTCAGACAATTCCCAACTGTAATCGACATAAGAACCTGGTTCGAGACTACCTACGCGCCGTAGATAATCTTGACCACCATCAATAGCAATAGCGCCGCATGTGCATGTCACATAATCATGACGATGCATCGAGACAATAAAATCTCCACAACCATTGCAACTTACCGCATTTTGAATAATCATGCTGTTAACCTTTCATGAACCATTTGAATATGTTTACACTTGCCACGGAAACTAAATCCAGTGCAAGTGCAGACCCAACCACGTGGTGTCATGGTTGTATTATAGGTCTTACCCTGAGAGTTGATATAGGGCCACGAGAAGCCAATTAGATGGTGGCCATTGAAATTGACACCATCTAGCTTCATTGGAGTTCGAAGAGGATTGACGTCTTTCACATACATTAGCGAAATTTCCATCCACCAATAGGACTATAAGTCATAACAGTTTCATCGAACTCGTTATAAACTGCAGACTCGAAGCCAGCCTTTTCGGCGGCTTCCATGGCGTCGTAAATACTCGAACCTTCATAGATCGAGTAACCGAAGTTGGTGAGATATGTTTTAACCATGATTAAGCCATGAAGTTAGAGACGTAGAACTGCTGACCAATCTTGGTGATGGTAGCAGAGTGGTCCAGCAGAGCGTCGGTGCCATCACCTTTCCACCAATACTCGCGACCACGCGAGGAATAATTCTTTGTCAGACCAAGACCCATGAGAAACTTGGTGGCTTCAGGCTTAGAATTAAATTCGGTCATTGCGATCTCCATTCCTTATATTCTTAGTCTACAACGTTTTTAAAAAAATGTCAACCGCAATTATGCATATTCAGCATTTTAAAATGCTGCTTGACGAGCAGCCAGTTCCTTGCGCTCAGACCTTTCGATCTCGTTCATACGAAGCGCCGCACGATCTTCGATCTCTTTACGGACCTCAGGGAAACGTGCCATCAACGAGAGGATGGTGCCTTCGAAGTAACCAGCAGCATATGCCGGCTTGGCACTTTCTGGCACGGCCGAAGTTTCGATAAGATACTGAGTCAGTTCAGCGTCGGTCATGTTCTTTGCATTATTCATATTATACAAGTCCTTGTTCACGAGCAGCTTCGAGGATGATTGCATCCATCTTCGGTTCAGTGATCATATGGATGCGATCCCAGTTCACACGACCGAAGTTGTTGCGATGATAGTTATAGCTAAGGTAGTGCATCGCACCTTCGAAAAACTTGCCGATCGAACGACCACGGTTGCAACCACCGTTGTTGAAGATGTCGTAGTAGGCATTCGAAGCTTTGCGGAAACGTTCCAGAGCCTTATTCTTCCAAGGCTTTTCAACGCTACCTTCGAACGGGATCAGTTTGTTCAACTGCTCAACCAGATCCTGGTGGGTGCCAGTGCGATCCCAGTAAGTCTTTTCCATGTCAATCTCCATTCCTTATATTCTTAGTCTACAACGTTTTGATAAAAATGTCAATTAAAAAACATTGCAATGACGCATAAAAATATGAAGCCATAGAGTGCGAAACGGAAAATAATCTCAGCGACCTTGAGCACAACCATAAGGAAGAAGCCCAAGGCCGCCAAGAACGGCACCAGCAATATCAGGAGTATGATGCTCAACTGCGTCTCTTACCGGTTGCCGGGTCGGCCGCGTCAGACTTGGAAAGGACAACAAGTCCGCCTTTGTTATAGGCTTGGCCGACGATATAATTACTACTCACTTCGAGCTTTGCACGCTCGTAATTCGTGTCCTTTGTAAAATGAGCACCAATCTCATTTTGAGAAGGGTATTGCCTACGATGGTCTGAGACCTTGTAGTCGGGCATTGGAGTGCCACGAAGCTTGGGCTTATATTTACCAGCACGATACTGCTGATACTCTTCAAACGTTTTTGGCTTGAGACCCATACGCTTGGAAAAACGGCAATCTTCCATCCAGTCCATAGCCAACTTGGTATGCTTGGATGTAGTTACCTTTTGTTTACGCTTACGGTGATTGGTGGTGGTGTAAGCAGGACCTAGAAGATGCATTGACATATACGTTACCTCCAGATTTTGTTATACACCACCACTCAAATAATGTCAATCGTTAACGATTGGTGCCAACATTAATGATGCCACGGAAGTCATAAGGAACAACAACGGTGTTAACCTTGCCTTCCTTCACGCCTTCAGCGATATCCTGTAGAGCCATGGCAGCCATGTATTCGGTAGCACCACGGTTGGCATTCAGAGCAGCAATACGCTGAGCTTCCAGTCGAGCAGTCTGAACTTCTACTTCCTTACGCTTTTGTTCATTCTGAGCCTGAACCAGGGCATTGGCCGAGGCAATAATATTAGCGGCCGGCTTGACCTGACGAACTAGAACCTGCGAGACGGTAATAGCACCATCAAGATTTTCAGCAGCAAGCTGACTGACAATTTCCTGACGAATAAGCTGTTCAATTTCAGCACGATTGTCTGCCATCTTCAACGATTCGTAACGACGAGCAACCTTGTATGCAGCATTACGACCAAGCTGACGAATGTAGTTATACATCAAAAGAGTATCGCCTTCTTCGTTTTCAGCGTGGAAACCGCGATTCTTTTCAATGTACAATTCAGCAACGCTAGTCGGATTGATTGAATAGATTACTGACATGTCAAAGTCAGCAATGGTCGAGTTGTCTGAAGCCAAAGGAGTCATGTCAGCAATATTGACCGACACATCCTTGGTTGGAAACGTCATCACATCACCAAAGATAGTCTGGTTCACCGAACCAGGAACCAACTCTGTGGTTTCAATGGTCTTGTCGAAAGCCCGACGAACACCAACTTCACCAGTTTCAATTCGCGTACAAGCCGAAGCAGTGGCCATCAGACCAATGAGAACGGCAACCTTAGCATAACGATTCATTACATTCATTCCTTTCAATTAAAACAAAACAACGATGCCAGTGGCAATTAGTGTTGCCAAGGTAGCACATGTTAAACTATACCCCAGCACCTTGGCAAGCTGAAGCTTTTCTCGGCCAGTGGTTTCAATGAAACCTTGAATTACAAGGAACACCACACCAAAGATAGCCAAAAAGGCAATAATCATTTTAATCATTCTATATTTCCTTATAACTCACATATTAAATAATGTCAATCAAAAGTTACTTTTTACGACGATTTGTTCTTTTTTTATTTTCAAGCTGCCGTGCTACCCAAATTGGATCGGTAACCATATTTTGGATGCCAGCATAACGCAGGCGAGTTTTAAGTTCCTCAACCTGCTGTTCGGGAGTGCCTTTTAAGATAGCAGTTTCAACACCACTAATCCAAGTACGAACGACTACAGGTCTCCAACCCCGAAAAAATAAAGTCCACTTATTATTTGCAATGATAAACATAATTATCTCCATTCCTTATATTTTCAATCTACTACAGAATGGGAAAAATGTCAACCATTATTCGAAACTATCTGCCTCAAACATTTGACGTTCAAACCGATTTAGAATCTCATGAAACGTTTCATAGTCACCGTGAAGCAATGCCAGATTCAATTCGCGAAAGTACGGCCTAAATTCCCCAAACACAGCTTCTATAATAGCCTGTTGTGTTTGTTTGATAGCATGTGGAAGTACTTCGCTTGATCGATGATCATTTATCCAAACATCAACTCCGAATTTAGCTCTGATACTATATCGGGTTTGCGTACAATGGATGGCTTCCCTTTCGACAATGGCATTCACATTAATTATTGTATCGAGTAGTTTCTCAAACTTCACACGTTGGCGTGTAAAGTCCGCTGATGCCTCAACTGCTTGTACTAGTTTACTCATCTGTTCCACTCCATAATGCACAATCGTAATTCAGACCAGACTTATAATGAGCATGCCCTGATTTGAACATATTCAGATTAATCAAACGACTAACACACTTTGGATCATATGGGTTTTTGTGTCTATTCTCAAGCCACATGACACCATATGCTTGAACAGGAACTACTGCTGTACAATGCCAGAAGTCGCCCTGATTCTCATCCCACTTTGCATCTGCTTTGATACGAGTCTTACACGTAAGACAGTTCTTCATCAATCAGGTCCCATAAAACGAGGTGTGCCATCAGGATAGAAAGAGAGATCGTTCTCGCTTGGATTATCCCAGTCGATCTGTAGAGCGTTAATCGCTTTGGCGATATTAAGTAGCCCCACTGGACATACCTTATACCCTCTTCTGGAGTACTTGGCAACGCGTTCCATCGTCTTCAACGGAAAGAATAGCTCATTGACAACCAGACGCTTGGTAGCAATATCCTGCCAGAAGCGATCGTGGTATGCAAACGTCAGACCGTCATACGCACCACAGTTGATCGTGAAGTCAAACGTGTTAAAGATCGCTTCCTGTGACTCAGGAGAGTACCGAGTGATGACCTGGACCTTCTGGTTTGCAATCCGGAAGTTGGTGAAGAAGTCATGCTCGAATGTGGTATACCCAATTGACTTTTTAAGTCGATCCCTGAGCTTCTCAGGAGTAGGTGAGAACAGGTCGAAATCGTTGATTTTCTCGCCCGTAATAGCAGATGTGATAGCCCCACCGGCGATCCAATACTTGATTGGATCTGATTCGTTTACCATGCCTTCTTTCTGATCCAACGCATCATTGATCTCGTCAATAATAGCATTGAGAGGAGCCAGAGCCGGAATCTTTTCAATTGTTTCAATCATCAACCAGGTCCACTTCCATTACCCCAAGGATCAACCGGACCTTGATATCCAGTTTCTGCCCAACGCAGATCGATACGAGCTTCAACTTCATCAAAGTGCAAAGGCTCATAATTTGTATGCTCCACAGAGACACACAGATAACGAGGATCTGGACGATATGCAGTCGGTGGATACATTCCTGTATCATACTTCTCCATAACTTCATTCGCATGCAGGTGACCATGGACGTTGACCTTGAAACGTTCAGTTACACAGTCAGGGTGCAGAGGGATATGGCTCAGGATGAACTTATCCACAAACACACGAACACCATGCAGCTGTTCAAAGCCAACATCGGTATACTGCTTGTCCCTGAAGATATCATGGTTACCACGAATCAGGATCTTACGACCATTGAGCCGGCTCACAAGATGCAGAGACTTTTGATTGATAACAACATCACCAAGGTGGTAGACTGTATCATGAGGCTTGACCTTGGCATTCCAGCGTTCGATCATAGTCTCATCCATTTCCTCAGTGGAAGTGAACGGGCGTAGCGGACTGCCGTCAGCCAGCTTGAACTTTTCCCATGAGTTCGTATGCCCGAAATGAGTATCGGAGATAACGAAACGATTTACAAACTTACTCATCTTCTTCACGCTTTCCATTAGCGAATTCAACCAGAGCAACAGCCAGTTCCAGCGCCTGCTCTTTCGTCAGAGACAGATAGGGAGTGCTAGAACCACCTGGAGGTGTTACCTGCAAACAAGCGGCGCGCCCGGCTGCGCCGCGAACACCACCGAAGTAGCGAGTCAGCATCACTTTGCCGTTGATAGAATCCGTACCTTTGAGTTCAGTCGACATGATTATCTCCATTCCTTATATTTTCAATCTACTACAGAATGGGAAAAATGTCAACTATT